CCCCGTCGATTGGCGGTGTATGTGTAGCTTCGCCTCTTACGCCCGTGCCATACTCTAGGTATGGAGCGTACTCGACATTTGTATAGACTTCTCCAACGAGTTCATCCCCCTCCTTGATCACCCTCTTACCAATACTATTTAGGAGTCGTCCAGTAACGGAATGCCCGTTTGCTACCTTAACCTTCGCCGATCGCTGGACTAGTAGCACTGCTGTCTGCATAGCTTTTTCAGCAGTCATATTGTCTGCCTCTGCTAGACTCTCAAGCCGTGCATTTATCCGTGCTAGATCCTTAAAGTCCACCTCTACCGAGTTTGCCATTGTCTTACCCCTAGTGTAGTGTGGCTATCGTAGCCATGAAGCTCGTTCACCTCATACACTACTCCTGACACTCTTAGCTTATCGGCTAGGTTAATCTTAGCACCATTCTCTCTGCTCATAGTGATCACAGCAGTAGCGGTAGTGTTCTGACCAAACTCTTCAACGGCCATGGTGGTACTAGGGTTCACGTTGCCGAATAAGCTAGCCACTGTGGTTAGTGTAGGTGGTAGTAACCCGCCCTCTTCATCTTGCCCCTGCACTACCTTAAGTAGTTCTAGTGGCTTATCATAAAAGGTTTTAGATATCAGGGTTCTAGCGTGCTTTGGAAAGTACATGTGGTCTCCTGTATCTAGCCAGTAGGCTGGTAAAGCCAGCAAACACCTCTTCATCGGTCGCTGTAGCGAGATATTGTTTGGCCGTGTCCTTATAGCTAATGCTCTGCCCGTTGTCGCTTAAACTTGCCACTCCACGCTCTGCTAGGCCTGTGTCTTTCTCTTCGGTAGTCTTGGTGTAGATCCCTACTATTACCCTAGCTATTACAGGATTAAGCCGGTTATTCCATTTCTTAAAGTCGTAATTGGTCGGGTAGTTAAGATATAAAAGCACACGGTCTAGAACCTCAGCTACCACTACGTCTAGCGTGGCGGTATCAGCACCAGCCTTAGGGAATAGAACAAGGACGGTTTCCTTAATTTTCGTTTTGATCTCGTCCATTTAGGTTTCCGTCCTTTCTATTTAACGCTCTTCAACTTCAGCAGGGGCTTCTTCAGCCTTTTCAGCCTCTTCATCTTTTTTAGCTACTGCTTCAGTCTTCTCTTTTTTCTTTGGCTGTTCCTTAGGTTCAGCCTTGACTGTTTCGGCTTCCTCGATCAGGTTGCCGTTGATGTCGCAGAGGGCGTAGCGGTCTGAGTATTCTAAGTAGGTCTCTACTTGATCCTCTTCGACCTCTAAAATGCTTTCTGCGACTAAATTCTTAAAGTATGCCATTTAAGTTTCCTTAATCTTAGTGGCGAGGAATTAACCGCCCTCGCCTTGCGGTCTAGACTAAGCTAATGTGCCTTTAAAGATGAGGTCTTTTGCGACAACAGTAACACCGTAATCGTAGAAAAGCTCAAGGCCGTAATCATTAGATAGAGGGATTTTTTCTGCGTCGTACTGCTTGACGAGTACTGGTAATGCGATTGCACCCTTAATCTGAATAAGGACATCAGCAGTTTGGCGGAGGTTCTCGATGG